AAAGGCTTCAATCTCGAACAGCGAGTATTTAGTAGGGGATGCGTATAGCAAGCATAGCCCGCCGATCTTGTACTGGGCATAACTTGTGTCCGCAGAAATAATCGGAGAGCTTGGTAGGGTAGATGCTGTAAGGCGACCAGCTTCTCCACTGATTGGAACAGCCCATGTATTTGATCTCCACCCATAGAGAAGCGACCGCATTAGTTGCCGCTGCCGCGGAGGAACATAACTAGTGCCGGAGTAAACCTGATTAGGGTAGCGTCTTAACTGCATTCGCTGTTCGCTACCATCATTCGAGGTCATAACATCTGTTAGCCAAGCCAGCTTTTCAACTAAGCCCTTTCGCTGAAGAAGCGGGTAAGCAACCGTTCGTGTTCCTATTATGGTTGCGGTGCCCTGCCCAATATCAAAGGTAAAGGTATAGACTGCTTTTATGGACGGGGGACCATCCGGGGTAATGGTAACCGCGTATTCCTTCTGTTCCAGAATACCGAAAGTTACCGGTGTGCTGCTCGGGGAAAGAACTATACCGTCAGCATTAGCGACCCCAATGCTGGTTAGTGTTCTTGGTACAAGGAAGGAGTTAAAAACATTTATATAAACGGTTCTTTCCGCGGAAATGTTACCGATATCGGACCTTGCGGGCTCTACTATAATCCTATCATAGAACACCTCGTTCATGGTAGGTACTAGGTAGCCATCGTTGGTCCAAGGTAGGCTGACCGACGGGAAATTATTTACTATGTTCGGTTGTGCCGGAACAAAATCAAACTCGTCTAAAAAGACGTCCGCGACCGGGGTCAGCTTCGGTGGGTCTAGCGGCCAAAAGTTCCTGTTACGCAGCGAGGAAAGCGCTGTGTAATCCATACCGGGGCAATAGGTCGGCATCCCCAAGTAAGCGGTAGGGTCAACGGTGTTAAGGAAAGAATCCTCAACGACCTGTATCTGATAGGAATTGAGAGAGCCGTCCACATAAATAAGCGGGAAGACTGCGGTAATATCAACCGGGAGTCGCAGTGGCGGGGTAACCGATCCGTTAATAGTGTAACGGAAAGAGATGTCCGTCTGGAGGGCAAGGGTCTTCTCTACGGATGGGGCTAGCCATAGGACTTTCGAGAAGTCAAACGACGCCTGTCCGGAGGTGGGTGGGCTATACCCGGTATCGGCTAGGGAAAAATCAAATTTTATATTAGATGTCATCCGTAACCACCACTCCACTAAGGACTAGGGCATTCTGTGATTCAGAGGATCCTACGGGGGGTGAGGCGACCACAGTATAAACGCCGGAGCCTGTCAGGATACTATAATCCCCCGTTATCGCGTTCGAGGTACCAACCCCGTGAAGAAGCTTAGTCTCCTCATCGTATATGCTTATCGTTGTTTCCACAGGTAGGGCATCTACCCCAACTACGCTCCCGGTAAGAAAGACGGGTTCCGAGTAGCGATAAACGGCGGGAGGGTTGTAGCTTGATGCGTAAATAGAGTTCGCTCGGCTGCACAGAGCGCCTTCCGCATTCTGCGAAGTAGCATCGACGGTCAGCCCAGTGAACTCCCAGTTGGAATTGTATTGGTAAAGGAACTGGTCACCAGCATTCATTATCCAGAAATAGGTACCGTCCCAAGCTATGCCGGTAACCTGTGTGAGCCCTTGAGGCTGCAGGTTTGAAGATACGCCAGTATAGCCGGTATTGGGATCATATTGAGTTATGGTACTACTGCCATTGCAGACTATCCAGAAATGGGTACCATCCCAAGCACCATCCCGAGGGTTATTCAAATTGGTGTTAAAAGAGTCCCCTAGATAGACTCCGTTATTGGAGAATCTAAATGCCTTGCCCTCAGACCACCCTAGTACCCACAGGTCGGTACCATCGTATATTACCCCATACGGGTTCGCGACGGTGGGGGCTGTGGAAAAGGAGAACCCGGTGGGCACGCCGGCGGAGTCATAGCTACTAACCAGCCCTTCATTGAAGGAAGTGACCCAAAAACTGACCCCATCCCACTCTACAGATGGGTAGGATTCTCCCACTACCGGGAAAAAGTCCCCGGAGTATTCATAGGGTAGGGGATCTTGCTGGCTTATTGAGCTTCTGCGGTATTCAACCACATCCTGAGTGTCATACCCAACAACCCAGAACGAATTACCAGTCCAAACTATGCTCTGAGGTTCAGTCTCCCAGTCAGCGACAGAGAAGCTAAACCCGGTAAAGCTGCCCTCTTGGGTATATTTATAGATCTTTGCAGTATCCCCACCAACCATCCAATAGTGGGTGCCGTCCCAAGTTATACCGCGACCTTTACTATCCTGAGCGGCGATGGGGAAGCTAATACCCGTATCGGCGATCTCATTGGTAAACTTGTGGATTCTAGCGATGCTTCTAAAAACAACAACGAGGTGAGTACCGTCCCATGTTATCCCCCAAGGGGAGGCACCTACATAGCCCACGTTATAGTACTCAATCGTGCTGTAGGTATTGGCATCTATCCTAATGATGTTATTAGAGCTATCCCCGATAGCATAGTAGTATGTTCCGTCCCAAGTAATATCCCGAGGATAGCTATCCGAGATGTAACCGGTGATACCAGTATAGCTACCTGACGGTCCGAACTTGTAAAGCCGGTTAAGCGCATCACCACACAGTATAATATTGGTACCATCCCAACCTAAGCCCCTAGGCGTGTTATCAATGGTACTCACGTTAAAAAAGCGTCCAGTTTTGGATATTGTGGTTATAGCATCCTTCGCAGTGTTTGCATCAACGTACTTGTATATCTTGTCAGTAAGCGCACCAACCACCCACAGGGCAGTACCGTCCCAATACAAGCCGGCTGGCACTCCATCCTGAGCGGAGGTCGACTGGGCTCCCCCAATATCCTGCCCATCGGGGGAAAAGATTCTTATCACCCCTGAATCAGTGGAGCTGGAAACTAGGAAGCTATATCCATCCCAAGCGATACCGCCAACATTCGTAGCGTCGGGTATGGTGAACTGATCCCCCGTCGCTAGTCCGGTCGCTGGGTCAAACGCATACACCGCGAAGTTGCCCGTAGCCGAGGAGGTTACCCAGAGGTAGGTTCCATCCCACGCTAGCCCCCGAGGGGCGTTCGTCCTTGTACTTACATTAATAGTAACGCCCGTGAAGGTACCGTTGATGTTATACTGGTACAGGTACCTAGTGCTAGAACCAACCATCCATAGGTGGTTCCCATCCCAAGCTATCCCGCAAGGCAGGGAATCTTGTGGTCGGACGTTAAAGTTGTCGATATAATTCCAATCGGAGTCATACCGGTATAGTCGGTCACCAGTACTCCCAGACATGTAAAAATGGGAGCCATTCCAAGCTACCCCGAATGGGACGGAGTCCTGATAATTAAGGGGCTTCGAGAAGTCTGCGTATTGCAGTGCCACCGGAGCGCGATATTCATTTACTGATTTAAGTGTGGAATCAAGAATGAAAAAGGATCCGTTGCGCCATCCTACCCCGACGGGGGAATCATCATTGTCGGCAACACCGAAAGAGGCACCAATGTAGCTACCGGACGTATTATAAGCATAGACCTGTTTTGTATCGAGACCGGTGACCCAGAAAGTGTCCGCGACGAATACTACGCCGGACGGCGATATATCCTGAGCGTTTATGGCAAAGCTAGCTTCCGCGTAGGTACCGTCGGTCGCGTATTTATAGAGGCGCCCGGTGCTTCTACCAACTACCCACAGATCAAGCCCATCCCAAGTTATCCCCTTCGGATCTATATCCTGAGCGCTTGTACTAAAGCTACTTACGAATGCCCCACCTGCGGTAAATCGGGTGACGGTTGCTGCCGCGGAATCCACAATCCAGAAATCACCTCCATCCCAAGTTATGCCGGTAGGCTCGGTAAGTGGTACGGCGAAAGTTACTAGAGTATGGTTACCTGCAGGGTCATACTGGTATATTGAATCATTTGCACCGCCGACGGCCCATAGATAGTCCTCAGACCATGCTATATCCCTCGGATCCGAATCTTCATTGGCTAGGGAAAAGGTAGTCCCCGTATAAGCTATAGCCACAATAGTTGCCCTCGGTTAAAAGCCGATAAAAGTGGTCACGGAGTTAAGAATAATCTCACCGTCACCCGATATAGGGATATCCGGGATATCGCTGCTCGCTTTGAATATTGAGCCGTCCCAATAGCCAATGTGGGTAATAGTAGGACCAGTAACGACATCGAAAGATGCATTTTCGAATAGCTGCCGCTGCCCGTTCACCGCAGAAGTAAAGACTACCGGCTGTCTTTGGTATGTGGCTTGGGTTAGCTCATTTGCTAATCCGAGCGGACCAGGATCTCCGTCATGGAGGCTGGCAGAGGTTATGGTAATCGTATCTAGCGCCGTGTTTAAAACAGGTTCTGTAACAAAATCGCTCATTAGGTATCTCCGTTAATCGTCAATCAGGTAGGCTATGCCTGTGAAGCTACTTGTCGGGGCAGTATAGGTATCGCCGTACTTTTGAGCTAGGGGGTAGCATTGCCAATTACCAAGCGTAACCGTAGCCGGCTCTAGATTAGACATATTTACGGTCCGTATGCTATCCACGGCGGCAAAGATGTAGCAAGTATTATACTCCGTCTCGTCATTAGACCTAGTAAGGTATATCGGCAGAAGCGGGGGTCGCATGGTTGGACTATTTCTGCCTGCTATCCGGAACGTGGAGGAATCGCTGTCCGCCATGCATCCTCCAGCGGTGCTGGTACCAGTAGAATAAGCAACCGTGCCCTTAGCCGAGACCTTTTCCCCGCTAGCATCTAGCCCTTGGGTCTGCCCCATTAAGGCGAAGTCTCGGGAGTCGCCATAGGTGTTTCGGATCCGGACTGCTCCACACCCATCTGCACTACTACCCTCTCCCCCATCGAAATTCTTTATAGCCGAGGAGAAAAGCCACTGCGACCCCTCGTTATTAGTACCCTCCTTACCGGGAGCGAACCAAGGGTATTGCGAATTAGCGTTTGTTCTAGACCCGTTGGTAGCTACTAAATACTCCCCGCCGTGGAACGGGGTTAGCTTTCGAACGTTGCCGAATGCTAGGTGGGCGTATATACCTTGCTGGATCTCAAGAACGGCAAAAACGTTATTCCCATCGCTAAAAAACTTGTAGCCAGCAAACGGCGGGGTTAGATAATAGATGCCCATACAGCAGATGGAAGCAGGACCGGTATCAGATACGTTCGTCCAGAAATTGGAACTCGTTGGGGTGGTTAGCATACAGCGCCCGCGTATGCTGTACCTACCATAGTAGCCCTGACTCACGGTACTACTGCTGTTGTAATAATATTGGCGGAATCCCCAATACATAGTACTATCCCCCGTGCGGCTTAGCCGGTATAGGGTAGATCCATCGACACTAGTATTAGAGAGTCTAGTGAATCCCGCGTGTGCTGCAGCAAAATCCATTAGGTCATTTAAAAAAGAATCTAGACTCGCGACTGCTCCGGGGCTTTCTTGAACTGCCATTTGTTACTCCAGTTTAAACAGGACGTTAACTTCGTTGTCCCGATAAGTATTGTGGATACCGTAGTAGGTAGCACCGTCCACGGTTAAGGTGCTTTCCGTTGTCCGGTTCCCTGTAGAGGTGTAAAAAACTCCATCTAGTTCCCCGAATATCATATTAGGATCTACTTGCGTCCATATAATACCCGGAAGTACAGGGTACAGCCCAGTAGGGCTTGAAAAATACCCGTGGTCGAACTGGTTATAGGAGGTACCCCCAGTAGTTCCTGTGTCATAATCCCAAGGGTGGATAAGAGCTCCAGAGGTACCGTGCTGGGTGGTTGGTCGACTTCCGGTATTGCTGGAAGTCGGACCAGCGTACCGCCCGCCCGGAAGGTGCGTACCATCTATCCTGCGAACCCAGAAGCAGGAGCTTCCCCGACTGTCAGTAGCGTAGGTGCTATATCTCAGCGGACCATCATAGAAGTTGCCTATCCGGTAGTCATTGTTACCGGAGTACGCGGCATACTCAAACGCATTCGCCGCCACCATTACAGGGTATGGGAACTCAGTAGGGGTAGCGAACGGGAGGTATAAACCACAATAGGCGGCGAAATAGGAGGCTACGATTTTCGGCAGGATTATGAACCTACGCCCGTTCGCAATAATGCGGAAAGGCATCTCGATATTCCGAAGCGTAAAAATGGCGGACTGCTTATTCGGCGGGGTTCCCGGTTGATCGTAAAAACCGGCAGTAGGGGAGTATGCGGTAGCGTATTTAATCTCCCAGTTTCGGAGATTGAGCGTGCCTCGGTAGGTGCGGATATTGATAAAGATGTTATCCGTCCCGGATAACCCTTGCCCCTTGAGGAATACCCGCTTCTCATCATCATCGATGATTTCCTGTCTAAGCACTGTCCATCGCTGTTCTACCGGCAACGTACCTTGTGAAGGGGGCGTGATCCCGGTTATACAGTTAATAAGGGCATCGAGCAATTCTACTTGGTCGAAAGCGTTAGGAAGGGCGCCTCCAAATCCGTTCGAGTTCCAAACTGGCATACTTATCCACCGTCGCGTAATATTTGTTTGAGGGAGGTTGAGTTCCTCTCCATTAAGTTCATTATTATCCGCTCGCCAGATGAGGTAGTCAAGAACTCATTTACCACGCTAGGATCCAGAACATTGACTACTTTGATCCCTGTTGCGGGGGCATCCGGTACTGATGCTGGTGATGCTGCGTTCGGAGCGGCATCCCCTCTTGCCCTGACTTCCCCGCCGTCGGCATAAGCGCGACCGCTGTTTATGGCTTCAAGCTGAGGGCGGAAGCGAGCGGCTGACTTTGCGTTAACCACAAACTCGCCGTTCGATAGCATCGCTGGGATAGCATCATCTCGCGGACCACCCGGACCGCTTACAGGTCCCCCGTCAGCGAAGGCTGGTACCGCCACCGATGAGGCTAAGGTGCTGACTGTGGATATACCGGCTGCCGCTGGAACCGCGTTAGCACCGGATGTTGCTAGGGACGCTAGAGCCGCCGCTGGCGCGTATGCGGTGGCGAGTGCGCCCGCCTGAGCTACTTGGGTACCCGTAATCGTAGAAGACAGTGTACCAGCTAGGGCGGCGTTTAAAGCGTATTGTAATCCTAGGTTTATGAGCCCCGACAAGAGGTCTGCAAGTGCTTGCCTCGCTGCGTTACCAACAGCATCCGTAAAGCTATCCCCGAATAGGATAGACTGAGCTATAGCATCAGAGAAGCCTTCGGTAACCCCGGTAAAGAAGTCCGCAAAGACCTCCCCTGCTTCTGCAGCGAAGTTTTGTGTGGCTTCTAGCATCTCCGACATACCGTTGATGAACCCATCGCTGAAGCTACCCTCGCCGTTTTGGCTGTTGAGGTTAGCAAGCTGGAGGTTTATCTGAAGCATCGAGTTCGCGAATTGGTCGGCATCTATCCGCCCGTCCGCAAGTAGCTGATTCAGGGCGCCTGCCTCGGCAATGGCTTTCTCATACGGACCCTTAAGCTTATCTAGCACCTCTGCCTGTAGGCGGAACCCTTGGTTGGTCCGGATGACTTCTTCCAGCAATGCCCGCTGATCATCGGTCAGCGTCACAGTGCTGCTCCGAAGCTTTTCCTCAGCGGCTAGAAGCTCGTTCTGGACCTCGCGCTCCGAATTGTTTAGAAGCAGGTTCTCCCTTTCTTCCTCAAGCAAGCGAATCATTTCGCGGAGGGCGTACGGGAGCTTATCATCCACTTTTCCGGGAATTGTAAGATCCGCCGGGTCATCCTTAACTTCCGGCTGGCTTAGTCTTAGATCCGAAATCTTCCTTGCGTCCTGAATGACCCCATTTACAAGGTCTTCCGTTGGGGACGCGTCAAATGCGGTATTAAAGATGGCGGATAGGTGCCTACCTAGGCTCGATACGGTCTGGTCCAGCGAGCTAGTCTCCTGCCCTAGGTCAATAGAGAACTCGATAGGATCCTGACCAATAAGACTGGAGAGCTTATTGTACACCTCAAGGATGCTGGCAAATGTCTCATTCACCATCTTCTCAATCCCTACCAGCGCACTTTCATACACCCCCTTTATAAGATAGGGAATTGCCTTTACTATTTCAAGGGCGGCGTTCATAGCCAGTTTGTTTAGGTTGCGGAGTCCATCGGTGAGTCTTGCTATGCCCTGAATAATACCAAGGAAGGATCCTTCTATCCCACTAAAGAACTTCTTTATTGCGTCCATTACTGGGCGGATTATTTCCTCGACGCCTGCGAAAGCCTCTTGGAACCCGCTAAAGTCTAGCGAGCTATAGATCCTTTCCACCTCTTCAATGGTATCCATTACGGCAGTTTGTATGCCGTTAAATGTGGCGGTAAATAGATCCTCCAGCGTTACCAGACCGTTAGCGGACACGGATATCTTATCCGCAAACCCGACGAGGGCGGAGGTAAGAACAACCACACCTGCAGCAAGTGCCACGTATGGGTTAGCGTAAGCCGCTACCGCCATCTGGATCAAAGCAACAGTTACTGCCCTTATCGCATTCAGCAGAAGCGCTGTACCAAGGGCTTGCGCAAGGTCCACAACGGTTACTAGCAACGTGTCTAGGTTATTAGCCACATATAGGATGCCGTTTGCGAAGGCTTCCGCAGCATTGTTGTTCTTATTGAAGTCCCCTATTAGCCGGATGACCTCAGTTCTTAGCACCTCGAAAGCTTGGGTAATCGTTGGAACCGTTGTGGCGAAAGCCTGCTCCAGCCTAACATCGGCATTTCGGAACGCCTCAATTACGGTTTCTGCAGAAATTTGCCCCTGTTCACCAAGCAAGCGAAGCTCGCCTCGGGTTACCCCCATGTGCTGGGAAATGATATCCGCGACATACGGGAGCTGTTCCAGAACGGACCGGAGCTCGTCCCCTCGTAGGGTACCGGAGGCTAGACCTTGCGATAACTGGATCATTGCGAAGGTAGCTTCTTGGTTGCTAGCACCGGACAGCACAACAGCTCGGTTTAGGTTCTCGGTAAAGCTTAGCGTATCTTTCTGGCTAAGCCCGAGATCCTTTACGGCGAGGGCGGTACGGGAGTAGATGGAGGCGGTTGCCTCGAAGCTGGTTCTAGTTCGGTTGGATATATCGAACAATTGCTCGGTAACGGTTACCAGCTCTTGTTCCGTTTCGGTCACCAACCGCATCCTGTTCTGGAGCCCGGTTAGCGTATCGGTGAGGAGGACAAGTTCCCGTATCCCGGCAGCAAGTCCTACAAAACCGAGGGCTTGGGATAGGACGGTACCTGTCCGGCGCGCCTGTCGCTCAATGTCCTGAAGCTGTCGGTTAACTGCGCGAGATCCTCGTAAGGATCCACTAGGATCTATAATAACCCTTATTCGAAAGTCTGCCATTCCTATTCCTTTTCTGCCACGGAAGCTAAGAAAGCATTGTCCATAGTCCTAAGGATATCCACAAACGCTTCAGCTACGTCCCTCTCGAGTCCGTGCCAGTCGGCGTAATGAACAATAGCAGTCCACGGTATAGCCCCGACGCTCATCCCGTTAACGCGACAAGTGTTTAGATCCGAAAACGCCTTCAAGTAGAAAACGTCGGATGATTCGATTATTGGTTCATCGAGGTACCATTCCGGAATAGGTCGCCCTTTCCGGATGGCGTTTTCGACTTGGAAAGCGTCACGTGAGTAACGCGATTCCCATAGTAGCCTCTTACTTAGTTTCCCGCTTTAGCCTCGCTGTCTATCACAAGGGCAAAAGTCTCGGGATTGCTCGCTGTAACGCGGATTGGATCAAAGATCCAGTCAGGCAAGGCTGCAATAAATTGAGCACAAGCCTCCACGGTAAAGTCCACATCCTTGCCGTCAACATCGGTGATACCCGACCAGCCTGCGATAACATATTTCGGGTATAAGTCCCGATCCTGGTTTCGAAGGCGTTGGATCTCCTCAAGGCTGACTTTCATCTTTTGCTTCTTACGCTGACCATTACTCTGACCAGAAAGACGAAGGACCTCATTGGTGTACTTAGCATTGCTCTCGGTAGCTGGGCGAAGGCGTAGTACTGGGGAGCCTTCCAGCTCCTCCAGTGGGTAGTCAACTATGCTTTCATCTGTTACGTTGAGCTTGCTTAAGTGGCTAAAATCTATCATGTCTTACCTACTGGGGTGGTTATTGGTAGCCTCTATGGTACCACAGGGAAGATAGATATTCCAATAGAAGTGTCTAGTGTAGGGTCCTGAAATGCCTGAGCTGTGGTATTAATAAGTACCGATTCGTTAACCGGGAACTCTTTATCACCACCACCTAGGGTCATAGAAGGAATATCAAACACGATTGCGCCGTTGTCATTCTTAACACCGAAATCCATAGTCATAGTACGGTTCTCACGAACAGCACTGGCGACACGGTAATCGCTGAAGATCAACTGAGCTTCAATATCGATTTCGTAGTTACCGAAGTTCATATAACGCGCACCAAGATTCGCTAGAACCTTTTCTGGAGAAACGTTATTGTTTAGCGTTACGGTAAGGTTCTTGAAATCGGTATAGGTACCGCTATCATCCGTTTCCGCGATGCGTAGGCGAGTACAATCAATTGTGGTGTTAAACGCACCGGTATCTAAAGGAAGAACCGGAGTATCAGCACCAGCAACACGAACATCAGTTGGTGGCTGAGCGTCAGTACCAATGAAGCCGTAAGTCAAGCCAGCCTTGTCACTAAGGGGTAAGTTAATACCGAGGGTATTACTGATGTTACCAGAAGCGTACTCGTAACGGTCCGCGCCATCTTCGTTCAGGTTCGGGTAAGTAAGCTCAAAAGTATATGAGCGTTCTAGGAAGTCCGGATGCGAAGTTGGTACGTTACGGATAAAGCGACCAAACAGAAGATCAAGGCTAACGCCTGAACCTGTAGATGTAGCTAATGTTGCATCTAGTTTGTCAAGGACGATATCATCCGAGCTAATAGAAATGATGCGACCATAACCATAACCTTCAGGGAACTG